CTTCCTTGGGATATAATTGCTTATAATCCTAAGGCAATTGAATATTTTGAAGGTCTTGGAGTTTCTTCAAAAGATCCTGTTTATACTCAGGTTTGGGGAAGTGTAAGAAATACAACTGTAAAAGTAGAGAGAGAAATTGAAAATGCTTGGGGTGATCCGGTAATTGAATACTCTGAAAGAACTCGTAGAGAGTGGGTAATCGAAGGTTCTAAACCTCAGGTTTATGATTTCACAGAAGAAGATAGAGCAGAACTTCAGAAGAAAATTGCTGATAGAAACGTACATCTTGAAGAAGTAAAGAGTTCTGCAATTGCATATGCTGAGAATCAGAAAAATGCGGTTGCCGCAGCTCCAACTCCTAATACAATGTCAGGTCCAATTTCAAATGTTCCTGAAGGTGATTTTGATGATTTTTAATTTAAAGGCAAGTGGTTAAACCACTTGCCGTTTTAAACTATGAGTATGGAAAAAGAAAATAGTGAGGTATAAAAATGGCAATTAATTTAATGGAAATTTAGCCCCATAAAGTAAGTAGAGATTTAAGTGGATATATTACTTATTTATATGGGCCAGGTAAAATTGGAAAAACAACATTTGGTTCACAAATGCCAGGAGCATTACTTTTAGCATTTTAGAAAGGCTATAATGCTATTCCTAATATTTATTCACAGGATGTTTCAACATGGTCTGAAATGAAAACTGTTTTAAGACAGTTAAAAGACCCAAAAGTAAAAGAAAAATTCCAGTCAATTATCGTAGATACTATCGATATTGCTGCAGCTGCATGTGAAAAATATATTATAGACCAGAATAATGTAGATACATTAAACCAGATACCTTATGGTCAAGGTTGGGTTCAGGTAAAAAGGGAACTTGAAAGCACCTTCAGAGCTGTAACACAACTAGGATATGCTGTTTTATTTATATCACATGATAAAGATAAGACATTTAAAAGACAAGATGGAACTGAATATAATCAAGTTGTACCTACATTAAGTAATAGTTATAATGAAATTATTAAAAATATGGTGGATATATATGGGTATGCTCATGTTGTTGTAAAAGATGGAATTCCTACTAGAGTATTATCTCTTAGGTCTTTTGATGGTACAATTGATTGCGGTTCTCGTTTTAGATATATGAAACCTGAAACTAAGTTTTCATATAATGCTTTAGTTGATGCTCTTAATGAAGCAATTGATGAAGAAGCTAAACGAGCAGGAAAAGAATTTATTACAGAAGAAAGAAATACATCAACATCTTATGAAGAACTTGATTTTGATGCTTTATATAAAGAATGTTCTGAATTAGTGAAGTCTATCCCACCAGAGAAAAAAGAATATTACCGTCCTAGAATTGAAGAAATTATTGGACGTAACTTAGGTAAAGGAAAGAAAATTTCACAAATTACAAGAAATCAAGTTGAACAATTATCATTAATTGTATATGATTTAAGAGAACTTTTTGAAGAAGAAGTCAAGGGATAATCCTTGACTTCTTATTTTTTTTATGTTATAATAAAATATAAAGAATGAAAAGGGAAATGAAATGATACCTGCAAAATGTTTACTTTGTAATAAAACCTTCGATAGAGAAAAAATAGCTTGTATTAAAATAGGAAATAGATATATACACGAAAAGTGTGCAATAGCAAATCCTAAAAAAATAAAAGAATTACAAGACCGAGAAGATTTTTTTGCCTGTGTTAAAATTATTTATGGGCCTAAATATGAATATCAAATGATAAATAGCCAAGCTGAATATTTTATTAAAACTTATGGATATACTTGGTACGGAATGACAAAAGGACTACAGTGGTTTTATTTTGTAAATAATGGAACAACTGAAAAGAGTAATGATGGAGTAGGTATTATTCCATATGTTTATGATAGAGCAAAAAAATATTATCAAGAGATAGAAAAGACAAAAAAGAAAAATGAAGAAATAAAAATGCGGCAACCGGTTATCGAGATTAAATCTAAGTCTCCCCGCGCATGGAAGCAACCGCCGCGTATGTTTGATTGGGAGGATGATGAATAATGAAAAAGGGTAAAAGATATTGGTGGTATTTTCATGGAGAGAAAAATAAAATAAAATCAGGTCTTTTTACAGGTGAATATCAAAAAAATGGAAATGCTATTTTATTTGCTAAAAGCGGGGATTGTTGGAGTTTACCTTGTGAAATTTTATTAGACAAGGAGCCCAAGTTAAAATGAGTAAAATAAGATATGTAGATATTCCTGCTATTGTTCAAGTTATAGGTTGTGTATATCGGAATCCCAATCTTATAGATGACGAAAGATATAGTTTTACTTCAGAAGATTTTACTGAAGATTTACATAAAGTGGTATTTGGTTCAATTTTCAATCTTCATAATCTTGGAGTTGAAAAAATTACAACTTCAGTAATAGAAGATTATCTACAGAAAAAACCTAAAAAGTTATCTGTATATAAAACTTATGATGGGACAGGTTATCTATCTAAAGCTGTTGCAATTTGTCAACCAGATGCTTTTAATTATTATTATCATAAAATGAAAAAGATGACTCTTCTTCGTATGTATAATGAACGAGCAGGTCTTGACTTATCATGGTTATATGATATAAATAATATTTTTGACCAAAGAAAGAAACAAGAGCAAGAAGAATGGATAGATAACGCAACCGAAGAGCAGATTGCTGAAGCTATTGATAATAAGATAGAAGATATAAAACTCAAATATCTTAATGGTGCTGTTGATGATATTATTCAGGCGGGCGCCGGTAGTGACGATCTTCTAGTCGAGCTTCAGACAACTCCGGACGTAGGTTATCCTCTATATGGAAACTTAATCAATACCGTGTTTAGAGGAGCTAGACTTGGTAAGTTTTATCTGCGGTCCGCGGCTACAAACGTTGGTAAATCCAGAGCGATGGTGGCTGACTGTTGTAATATAGCTTGTAATGAAATTTATGATTTAGAAAAAAAAGAATGGGTTCAAAATGGAAGCACAGTGGAACCTACTATTTATGTTATGACAGAACAAATTTTTAGTGAAGTTCAAACTATGATGTGGGCTTTTTTGTCTGGTGTTCCCGAGGATCATATCTTGACAAATAGGTATGAAGGGGATGAACTTGAAAGAGTAAAACATGCAATTGAAGTAATTAAAAATAGTCCTTTATATTTAAAACAATTACATGACTTTTCTTTACAAGATATTGAAAATGTTGTTAAACTTAGTGTGAGAAAATTTAACGTAAGGTATTTCTTCCTTGATTATATCCATTCAAGTATGAAAATATTATCTGAGGTTAGTTCTAAAGCCTCGGTTAAAAATCTAAGAGAAGATAATGTATTATTTATGATTAGTGTACGTCTTAAAGATTTGGCAACTGACAACGGTATTTTTATTTTATCTAGTACACAGTTAAATGCAGATTATCAACATGCTTCTGTTTATGACCAAAATCTATTAAGAGGTGCTAAAGCTATAGCCGATAAGATTGATGCCGGTAGTATTATGTTACAGTTAAATCAACAAGATCATGATAATATAGATGAAATGGTGAATCAAAAAGGATTAGAACAGCCTAATCTTAAAATTTCAATTTATAAAAATAGACGAGGCAAGTATAATCATATCCTACTTTGGTGCAAGGCAGATTTAGGTATTTGTAGAATTAATCCTATCTTTGCTACGGATTATAATTATCAATTAATTGATATGGAAGATTTAAGGATTATAATTAATGAGTAAAAAAATTTTTCGTAAACCCAAACCATCTCCTCCTCATTGGTTTTATTGGGATACCGATAATTGCTGGGATTGTAATTGTAATCATAATGGATGTAGTAGTTGTAAAAGGCTAAAAAAATTCAAAAAGAAAAAATATGAACCAAGGAATGAATCAAAAAGAATACTTAGAAAATATTAAGAATGATTTAACATTAGATCAAATATACCAATTGCTTGTTGACCTGGGCGGAGAACCACAAATAATTAATAGTTCTTACATCATTTCAAGGACCATATGCCATAACCCTCCAGGTCAAGGTTCATTTAAATTATATTATTATGATAATACAAAACTTTTTCGATGTTATACAGAATGTAATGATGCTTTTGATATATTTCAATTAATATTAAAAGTAAAACATCTTGCTAAAAATGTAATTGAGTATTGGGCTAAAGGAGGAGAATTAAAAACTCGACCCTGGGATTTACCCGATGCTTTACACTACATTCTTACTTATTATGGCATCGAAGAAGAAAATGAAAATTTTTCAGAAGAACAATTAGAACTTCCTGACAACAAATATATATTTGAAAAAACAAGAAAACAATCAATTAAATTAAATAATCAGCAAACTGTTTCCTTTGAAAAATATGATGATTCTTTTTTAAAAAACTTCCCTAGACCTAGACTTTTACCTTGGGAAAGAGAGGGTATAACAAAAGAAAGTATGGATAGTCATAATATTTGTTATGACCCAATTAATCAAGGTATTGTAATCCCACATTATGATATTAATAATCAACTTATCGGAATTCGAGAAAGAACTTTAATCAAAGAAAATGAAGCTAAAGGAAAATATAGACCCGCTATTATTTCAGGGAAAATGTATAATCATCCTCTTAGTTTCAATTTATATAATATTAATTTTTCTAAAGAAAATATTAGAAATATTAAAAAAGCCGTTATATTTGAGGGAGAAAAATCTTGCCTTTTATTTAGTAGTTTTTTTGGAATTAAAAATGATATTAGTGTAGCAGTTTGTGGTAGTAATTTAATTAATTACCAGGTTGAAATGTTAAAATCTCTTGGAGTAGAAGAAATTATTATAGCTTTTGATAAACAATATCAAGAGTATGGAGATAAGGAATATTTTAAATGGGAAGAAAAATTAATTAATATATATAAAAAATAT